GCATCGACCAGGATCCTGGTCGCTATGCGGATCGCACTCCGGTTCCAGCACCGGACGCCCAGGCCACAGGAGCTGATGGCCGAGTTCGGGATGAGCCTCCCCACAGCCTACAGATGGATAGCCGCCATGCGCGCAGCCAAGGGGGAGGCATGATCGCCCGCCTCTCCGACTGGCTGCGCGAACGCAGGATCGCCCACCTACGCCAGCAGTTCGCCACCGCCTACACCATCGCCGACCGGCGCCGCCTGTGGCTCCGGCTGCGCGACGAGATCAACGACCGCTCGCCCGACCAGGTGCAGCGCATGGAGCGCGCCCGAGGGCTCGCAAGGAGTCCCGAGTAATGGCCAGGATCAGAACGATCAAGCCGGAGTTTTTCACTAGCGAACAACTCGCCGAATGTTCTCCGAATGCTCGGCTACTGTTCATCGGAATGTGGTGCTTCTGCGACGACCAGGGGATACACCCCGCGTCGCCGGCCCGCTTGAAGATGGAGGTGTACCCCGGCGACGACTTCACCAGGGACCAGGTGGCCGACATGGCCGACGAGCTGGTCAGGCACGGCTTGCTGCACGAATACGAGGTCGAAGGAGAGAAATACTGGCTTGTGACGGGCTGGAAGCACCAAAAAATCGACAAGCCGTCCAAGAAGTATCCGCTACCTCTCGCGGATAATTCGGCGAATGGTAGTGTAGCGGGAGACGACTCCTCACCCCCGGAAGGGAAGGGAGGGGATGTAGAAGGGAAAGGAGAGGAAGGGAGTAAAGCTTCTTCCGCTGCGCGGAAACGCGCGCCCCAGAAGCACCCGCTTCCCGAGGACTTCGGAATCTCCGAGCGCGTCCGGGCCTGGGCGGCCGAGAAGGGCCACGACCGCCTGGACAAGCATCTGGAATCCTTCCGGACCAAGGCGCAGGCCAAGGGCTACACCTACGCCGACTGGGACGCTGCGTTCATGGAGGCGGTCCGCGAGAACTGGGCCAAGCTGCCACCGGCGGCCAACGTCGTGCCGCTGGAGCAGCGCCCCGGCGGCGGGAGGCGAGAACTGTGACCGAATCCCCCGCATTCGCCGAGGAGGCCGTGCTGGCCGGCGTCATGGCCCGAAACGAGGCGCTCCACGATATCGCAGCGTTCACCACCGCGGCGCAGTTCACCAGCCCGATGCGGCGCGACCTGTGGGCCGCGATCCGGGAGCGCGTGCTGGCTGGTGAGCCTGCCGACCCGGTGACCATCTGCGACGCGTTGCCGCAGTACGGCGCCGACGTGATCGACCTGGCGTCGAACGTGGCCACTGGCGGCAATGTCGCCGCCTACGCCGCCATCGTCCGCGAGAACTGGCGGATGCGCGAGGCTGGAACCATCGGCCAGCGGCTGCTGCTGGGCGCCAGGGACCGCGACCCGGAATCGGTCGATGCCGCCATTGCCGCGCTGATGGCGCTGAACGCCGAATCGACGGAACACGAGTTCACCGGCAAGCAGATCGTGGCGATGGCGATGCAGGTGGCGCAGGCCGCGTTCGAGAACGGCGGCAAGCTGCCGGGCATCACCACCGGCCTGGACGAACTGGACGAAATCCTGGGTGGCTGGCACGACTCGGACCTGACCATCGTCGGCGGCCGGCCTGCGATGGGCAAGACGGCGTTCCTGCTGGGCGTGGCCGAGGCTGCCGCTGCTGCCGGCGCCAGGGTCGGGCTGATCTCGGCTGAGCAGCCGGCGGTGCAGCTTGGCATTCGCCGCGTGGCGCTGGCCTCCGGCGTGGGCGCCGTGTCGATCCGCTCCGGTCGGATCCACGACGAGGAGTGGAGCAAGCTCACCACCGGCATCCGCAACACTGCCGGCCACGACATCCGCGTCTACGACCGCAGCGCCATCACCCTGGACGAGCTGATTGGCATCGCCCGCAAGTGGCGCCACAGCCACGGGATCACGGCCCTGTTCGTGGACTACGCCCAGCGCATCACGGTGCCCGGTGTCGATCGCGTGACCGAGGTGTCGCTGATCGCCCGGGGTCTCAAGAACCTGGCGCGCGACCTGAATATCCCCGTGGTGTGCCTAGCCCAGGTGGTCAAGGGCGTGGATCAGCGGCAGGACAAGCGGCCGACCGCTGGCGACTTGGCCAACTCCGACGAGCTGACCCGTGAAGCGGACCAAATCCTGATGCTCTACCGGGATGAGGTCTACAACCCCAAGTCGCCCGACCCGGGAGTGGCCGAAATCCTGATCGAGAAGAACCGGCACGGGCCTACCGGGTACAAGCGCGTGCGCTTCGTGCCGGAAACCATGGCGTTCCAGTCGTTCGCCCGTAGCCACGAATGGGAGAGCGCCGCATGACGCCGGAACAGTACCACCGCGCCGAGGACGCAGGCCGAGCGGCGCGCCGTGCTGGCCGAGGTCGTGACACCTGCCCGCTGTACGGCATGGGCCGCGACGAGGCGCTGCTGCGGGAGGCGTGGTGGAACGGCTATGACGCGCAGGACGCCGAGATCGGGAAGCCGAAGGGGAGGGCCCGTGGCTGAGAACGTAGTCACCCTGCCGCCGAAGGACCGAGAGGCGGCCATCGCCCGCTTGTCGGAGATCCTGAGGTTCTTCCAGGCCGGCAAGCCGGTCAACGTGAAGATGACCATTGCTCGCCCGGAGCGCACCCCGCCTCAACTGCGCTACCTGTGGGGTGTGGCGATCCGCATGTTGTCCGACCACGGCGGCTATGAGCCGGAGGATGTGCATGAGTACCTGTGCGGATCGTTCTGGGGTTGGCGCCCGAAGAAGCTGCCCGGCGGTCGCACGGAGGACGTGCCGATCCGCAGCACGACGATGGACGCGGATGGCAACCGAGACGTGATCGACGGCGAGGAGTTCTGGCGCTACGTCGAGTTTGTGCAGCGGGTAGGTGCGCGGGCTGGCGTGGTCATCCCCGACCCGGATCCGGGCTACAAGATTGGGAGGGCGGCCTGATGCGCCTTCTCTGGACCATCGGCGACTGCGTATTCGAGCGCGGCCCGTGCGGGTCGATGCGCTGCTATTCGGGGGAGGCCGCCGAGGTGATGCGGCTGGTGCTGGCGTATTCGCGGAGGCGCAACTGATGCGCTCCAAGAACTCCAAGCCCATGACCCGAGCCGAAGCGGCGCATGTCGAGGCGGTCAAGCTGCTGCCGTGCAGCGTCTGCGATTCACCCGGGCCAAGCGACGCCCACCACATTAAGCAGGGCCAGCACTTCACCGTGGTCGCCCTGTGCAAGGACTGCCACCAGGGCAGCTTCAACGGAATCCACGGCCAGCGCCGCATGTGGCTGGTCCGCAAGATGGACGAACTGGACGCACTGGCAGTGACGCTGGGCCGGCTGCACGGGACGATGGGAGTGGCCGCATGACCGCCCGAGTTGACGCATCGCGCGCGCACGAGGTCACACTTCCGCTACGGACGAAGGGTCCGAACGGCGGCCACGAGCATTGGCGAACGGTCCATCGCCGCCGCAAGGCCGAGCGTGCCGATGCCTGCCTCGTGGTCCGGCCGATCGCCCGGCGCGTGGGCCTGCCTACAGTGGTGCGGCTGGTTCGCCTGTCCGCTGGCGAGCTGGACGACGACAACCTGCGCGGCGCGCTCAAGGGAATCCGCGACGGCGTAGCCGATGCGTTCGAGGTGGCCGACAACGACCCGGGGCTTCGCTGGGAGTACGGGCAGGAGCGGGCGCCTCGGGGCGTCTTTGGGGTGCGGATCGAGGTCACAGGAGGCCCGGCATGACGCCCGCCGATATGGCTCTACTGACCGACGACCAGCTACGGCTCCTGGCCCGCGTGGCGCAGCAGTTCGCCAGCCTGGATCAGCGACGGGCCAGCAGGAGCCGACAGCCAGACGACCCACGGAAGCTCAGCGCGGCCCGCTACCAGCGGCAGGCCGACCGGATGCGGAAGATGATCAAACAGAGGAAGCGCGATGTCGAACGTTCGTGAACTTGCCGGCGACCTGCACCCCGAGGGTGCCGGCGCGCTGGGCTTCGTGGAACCGGGCCTGGGTCGCCTCGTATTCGAGGTGTGCTGGACGCCATCGGGGCACCTGCTGCGCGGGAAGCTGCATGAGGCCGTGGTGGAGTTGGTGCTGCCCGAGATAGGCCGGCAGACCAAGCAGCTGGTCGAGGCTCACCTGGACGTGCAACTGGCCGAGGCTGCGCTGGCATGGAGCAGGGCCCCCAAGCCGGAGCAGCGGATGGCCGTTGACCGGGCCCGGGGCAGGCTGGGTGCCCTACGGGCGCAGGCGTGGCCCCGGACGACGCTGGAAAGCCTGCCGGCGCTGACAGTGGCGGCGGTGCGGGAGATTGCCCTCAAGAACCATTGCGCGTGCTGCGAGGGCAGGGGGCAGGTGCTGGTGGGCGACCTGCTGACACCATGTGCCGCCTGCAACAGCCGGGGCGTGGTCCCGATGAGTGACAGGAAGCGGGCGGCGGCCATCGGGAAGAACGAATCCGTCTATCGCCGGCACTGGCGCCATGCCTACGAATGGCTGCACGCGCACCTATGGGACGCGGAGCAGCAGGCGGCCCGAGAGACCGTGGCGGCATTGATGGAGGGTGCGGCAGTGACACAGCCGCAGTCTGTGGGGTAGAAAGTCTACAGTCGCCCGGCCTAACCGCTGGGCGTTCATATTTCCTGGGTTGGGGAGGCGAACGGCCCCCTAGGCGAGTTCCGGCAGAGAGCCGGATGCCCAGACCAAATTGCAGCAAGCGCAGGGTTTGTAGAGGTCGCCCCTTGGGCGTCAAGCCGAAAGGCCCGGATCCTCGAACCTGGGGCTGCAACCTTCCCGCCCGCCAACCCTCACCGGACCGAACCCACTCAGCCAGCCGGCTGCGGTGGCGGGCACCCTTTCTCAAGCTCCCCGCCTGGCCGGCGCTGGTCCGGCGGGGTTCTTTTTGCACGTACAGGGGACACCGTGAAAGACCATGCCGCCGACGTCAGCATCGGACTGCTCAAGAGCGTCCCGTCAGTGGGCGCGATCCTGATTTGGGCGTCTGGGCTGACGATTGAGAAGGGCGTGGCCCTGATGGGCGGGGCGTTCATCGCGCTACAAGCGGCGTACCTACTGTGGCGCTGGCGGCGCGAGGCGAGACGTGACCGTGACTGACAAGCCGATCAACACCAAGGCGGTCGGCGGCGGGATCGCGGCCGTCGCGTTGGCGGGTGCGCTGGCGCTGGCGGCTCCGATCATCCAGCGCTGGGAGGGTGTGCGGTACGAGCCCTACCGGGACAGCGTGGGCGTGCTGACGGTCTGCTACGGGCACACCAAGACCGTCCAATCTGGCAAGCGGTATACCAAGGCCGAGTGTGACGCCCTGCTGGCGGCCGACATGGCCGAGGCCAACGGCTACGTGCGCCAGTGCATCGGGGTGCCGATGTTGCGCCAGGTCGAGGCTTCGCTGACCAGTGCGGTATTCAACCTCGGGCCGCAGGTCGTGTGCGGCTCGACCCTACAGCGCAAGGCCGGGGCCAACGACTGGCCGGGCGCCTGCGCAGAGCTTTCCCGCTGGGACAAGGCGGGTGGGCGCCAGCTGAAGGGGCTGGTCCTGCGCCGGGATGATGAGCGCGCCCTGTGCGAGGGACGCGCCCTATGGGGTGGTACGTGAGCCTGCCGCCGCGGGTGAAGTTCCGGGCCATCGACCCACTACAGGACTACTACCAGGACCGTGACGGCAACCGCTGGTCGGTGGCGCGGCTGGTCGATGACGCCAAGGATCTGCCGGTGTTCGAGGTGCCGCTGGCGGCGCTGGACCTGACCGGCCGACCGTGGGATGGCGACAGCCTGTTCGACCTCGCGTTCCACGTGAAGAAGTGCATGGAGGCGGACCTGAGCTGCCCGATCCTGCTGGACTGGAACGGTTGCATCGCTGACGGCCGTCACCGCGTCCTGAAAGCTATCGCCACCGGCAAGCGGACGATCAAGGCCCGCCGGATGACCTGGAAACCAGGACCGTGCCGGAAGGCAGAGGAGCCCCGATGAGCAAGACCACTATGCGTGCCAAGTTCGCTGTCGCCCAGGTCGAGAAGCTGGAGACCGGCGAGCGCATCTCCTTCCATGCCGTTGGCAGGTCAGGCACCTATCCGGAGGACGGCAGCGACGAGGACAACTCGTTCGCCAAGTTCACCCCATCGGCGGACCTGACCATCTACATCGCCAATCCGGCGCTTTTCGGTCAGTTCGATGCCGGTCAGAAGTACTACGCAGACTTCACCAGGGCGGATGGCTGAGGTGAACCGCATCGCCGTCGCCATCGTGCTGTTCGTCCTGTGGACCCTGGGAGCCGCCTGGCTCGGCTGGGAGTACCGGGACCGCAGCGCCGATATCAAAAAGCTCCGGGCCGACCTGCAATACGCCAGCGATGCCAACGACGCGCTTGTCGAGACCATCAATGCCGAGCGGGTCAAGGCACGGACCCTCGCCGACATCGGCGCCCAACACGAAGAGGACCGCCGCGATGCGGAAACCGTACCTGCTGCCGTTGCTGCTGACCTGCGCGATGGCAATCTCCGGCTGCGCCGCGAATGGGCGGGCTGTGAAACCCAGCGTCTGTCCGACGCTGCCACCGCCACCCGCGAACGTGATGCGCTCGCCGCAAGCCGAGACGAGGCTGCGGGCCGAATTGTTCGAATCGGCCGAGACGCCGACGACCAGCTCCGAGCCTGCCAAGCCGTGATCCTTGCCGACAGGAGCAAGCCATGACGTGGGTTCCGCTACAGGACTCCGATCTGGCTGTCTCCTTCGTTTCGCTAGGAGCGGCAACGATCTCCGGAAGTATTGTTTCTGCAAGCGCGAGCCAGAACGCAAGCTGGAGCATTGAGAACGGAACAGGGGGAGCACTGAGGTTCAGGGTAACCGCTCTGGCATACGAGCTTCTGACCGAATGGAGTGACCCTGCACGGTTCGACTGGACCCTGCCTAGTGGAACTGCTCAGTCAGTGGTGAATCTGGCAGACCCTGGGTTCTCCCCCACGCAATTCGAGGGGATGACTCGGCCTGGTGCTGTCTCCTACGCCCAGGCGGGGTACGGTGAGGGCTCGGCGCAGGAGACGTACCAGTTCCTGGTGGAGGTATGGCAAGGCGGCGGCTGCCAGGAACTTGGGCGCACGACCCGGGCCTACGTCTCAGGCTATGACCGCGCGCGGATCCATCAGGTTCGCGTTCGCCGGCAAGAGCGGCGGTGCCTGGTGGCCGACTACAACGGGGCCATCCCTCCGAGCAGGAGCATCGTGGCGGCCGAGTGGCGCTGTACGTCGCCCTGGGTCGCAAGGATGGAGGCTCCCGTGATCAATGACCGAGAGGCGCAGGTCACGGCGGACTTCCAGTTCGGCGGGTTCTGCGCCATTCGCTGTACCGCAACACTGGACAACGGCGAGGTCTATTCGCAGGTGTTCGAGTGCCAGGTCCGTGACTCCCCGGGATTCTTCGAGGACGTGCCCATTAATGCTGGGTCGTTTGTTGTGAGGGTTGAGGCATGAGGCTAAAGGTGTTCTACAGGCCGCTCATGTGTTATCGCGCCTGGAAGATTGTGCCGAGCTACATCCCCTATGCGGGGACCAGGCGCCCGTGCTGGATGGGCATCTGGGCACGGTTCGGATGGCGATATGTGTCCATGGGGCTCCAGTTCGATCCCAGGTGAAGCCATGAATATCGACCAAACCATAGCCGATGAGATCATCGGCCGCATTGCAAACGGCGAGCCACTGCGCGCGATCCTGCGCAGCGACGAGAGGTTCCCGTCGCACACCTGGTTCTATAAGTGGCTGGAGGCCGATGCCGAGCTGAAAGCGATGTTCCGGGCCGCGCGCGACGCTGGGTTCGATGTCATTGCGGAGGATTGCCTGCGAATCGCCGACACGCCATTGGAGGGCGTCACCGAGAAGTACGAGCGGGTCATGATCGACAACCCCGACGAGCCGGGCGGCGAAGCTGTCGAGGAGTTCAAGCTGACCGAACGCAAGGTCGAAGACATGCTCGGCCATCGCAAGTTGCAGATCGAGACCCGACTCAAGCTGCTGGCGAAATGGGACCCGCGGCGGTACGGGGACAAGATCGACCTGAACCATGGTGGTTCGCTCGCAACGAGCCTAACTGTACGTTTTCGCCGCAGCAAGAAGTCTGGCGATGACGCAGGAGGTTGAGTTCCCTGACAAGTTGCAGCCGCTATTCCGGCCGCACCGCTACAAGGTGGCGTATGGAGGCCGAGGCGGTGCCAAGTCCTGGGGGTTCGCCCGGGCGCTGCTGATCAAAGGGGCCGAGAGGCCCCTTCGAATTTTGTGTACCCGAGAGATTCAGAAGTCGATCAAGGATTCGGTGCACAAGCTTCTGGGCGACCAAATCCAGGCGCTAGGGCTGGGCGATTTCTACGAGGTGCAGGCGGCGGTGATCAAAGGCGCCAACGGGACCGAGTTCCTGTTCGCTGGCCTGTCGGACCTGACGTCTGAGTCTATCAAGTCGTTCGAGGGTGTGGATATCGTCTGGTGCGAGGAGGCGCAGGCGATCAGCAAGAGAAGCTGGGACATCCTGATCCCGACCATTCGCAAGGATGGGTCGGAAATCTGGATCAGCATGAATCCGGAGTTGGACACGGACGAAACGTGGACCCGGTTCGTTCAGTCTCCGCCGCCTGACTCGGCGCTGATGCAAATCAACTGGCGCGACAACCCATGGTTCCCGGAGGTTTTGGAGCAGGAGCGCTTGCACGCGCAGGCATCCATGCCCAAGGCCGACTACGAGAACATATGGGATGGCAAGTGCCGTCCGGCTGCGATTGGCGCCATCTACGCCGACGAAGTGGCCGAAATGGTCGCTACGGGCCGGCTATGCGATGTGGTGTATGACCCGGCGCTCAAGGTCCATGTGGTGTGGGATCTGGGCTGGAACGATGCCATGTCGCTGGTGCTGGTGCAGCGGCATCTGTCAACGCTCCGGGTGATCGAGTACCTGGAGGACAGCCACAAAACGCTGGACTGGTGGTCGTCAGAGCTTCGGACGCGCCGGTACAACTGGGGCAAGCTCTGGCTGCCGCATGACGGCGCCCATGGCGACTACAAAACCGGCAAGAGTGCCAAGCAGATATTGGAGGCGTTGGGCTGGGAAGTGGAGATCACGCCCAGCCAGCCGATGGAGACCGGCATCCGATCTGCCCGTATGGCGCTGGCGCAGACGTATCTGGACAAGACCAAGGCGGCGCGGCTGTTGGAGTGTTTGAAGCGCTATCGGCGCACCTTGCCGCAGACCGGCGAACCTGGCCGGCCGATGCACGACGAATGGAGCCACGGGGCGGATGCTTTCAGGTACACGGCTATCAATGCCGAGAGCCTGACGAACGTCATGGGCGTGCCCAAGCTCAACTTCACGACCCAATTCACGCACGGGGCCACGGCTCCGGGCTTCACGATGGACTGGTGACATGGCAAAGCTAGCAGACCGGGACCAGTTCACTCGCACGATGTTGCAACGGGCGTCGGATGCGTTCTCCTTCGACGCCGATCAGCGGCGCAGGGTGAAGGAGGATATGGAGTTCGCGTTCGTTTCCGGGAACCAGTGGGATGCCCACCTGACCAAGAAGCGGCGCAACCGTCCGTGCTATGAGTTTAACCGCATTCGGCAGCTGATTCGCAGGGTCACTGGGCAGCAGTTGAAGAACAAGCCCCAGATCAAGGTCAGGGCGGCTGAGGACGGGGACGTTGATACCGCCGATATCTACAACGGCCTGATCAAGAACATCGAGGTTCAGTCTTCCGCGGAGAATGCCTACGACACCGCATTCCAATGGTCATGTGGTGGTGGATATGGCGTTCTTCGGGCTGTCGCAGAGTATGAGCCTGGAGACACGTTCGACCAGTGCTTGAAGGTCAAGACCGTTCAAGACCCGTTGACGGTATTCCCCGATCCAGCGTCCCGTGAACTGGACTGGTCGGATGCCAAGTTCATCTTCGTGACTGAGGTCATTCCGCGCTCGGAGTTCAAAAGTCGCTGGCCGAAGCAGCCGGTGGTGGATTTCAGCCTTGGCAAGCTTGACGACTTCGACCGCCAGTGGTGGTTCAAGGACACGGTTCGCATCGCCGAATACTGGTATATCGAGGACGAGAAGCGGACGATCTACCTGCTTGACGACGGAACTGTGGTTGATTCGGAGGAGTTCGATCCGATCAAGGATGAGGCAGCGAACCCGCCGATTGACCCCGAAACGGGGCAGCCCGAGTACCCGCCGCTGACGATCAAGGCCGAGCGCGAGGTCACCCGCCCAGCCATCTATTCCGCTCTCGTCTCCGGCGCAGGCGTGCTTGAGAAGCCGACCAAGTGGGGCGGCACGATGATCCCGATTGTCCCGCAATGGGGCGATGTGGTGACCATCGACGGAAAGAAGATCTACTCCGGAATGACCCGGTTCGGGAAAGATGCCCAGCGCATCCATAACTTCGAGTTGTCCACCCTGATTGAGGTGGTTGCCAAGCTGCCCAATAGTCCGCTCACAGCGACGCCGAAGATGGTGGAAGGCCTAGAGAGCTACTACGAGCGCATGGGATATGACGACCCGCCTGTGCTGCTGTTCAACGCCGATCCCTTGGCGGCGGGGATGGCCCCTCAGCGGCAACCGCCAGCCCAGTTCCCTGCGGCTCTGGCCAACATATCGGCTATCGCTACGGATGAGCTTAAATCCAATCTTGGCGTCCACGACGCCAGTATCGGCGCCCGTACCAACGAGACCAGCGGCAGAGCGATCCTAGCCCGGCAATCCGAAGGGGAGATTGCGAACTTCGTCTACATCGACAACCAGGTCAAGACGCTCAAGCGCCTTGGCGAGGTTCTCGTGGACGCGATCCCGAGCTACTACGACGCCGAGCGATCGATCAGGATTCTTGGCGAGGATGGCGCGGAGAAGTTCGTTCGGGTCAATCGCCCGATGCGAGACGAGCAGACCGGGCAGGTCCATATCGTCAACGATCTGAGCCGCGGGCGGTTCGACGTGACGGTCACTGTTGGCAAGGGCTTTGACACTGCGCGCATGGAGCTTGCCGAGGCCGCGCAGGCGCTTTCCGCCCAACCCGGTCCGTTCGGCGCGCTGGGCCAGTTCCTGCTGCTCAAGACCCTGGACCTTCCTGGCATGGACGAGTATGTCGCCGCCGCCCGAAAGCTGCTGGTGGCACAGGGTCTGCTGGAACCCGGCAAGGGCGACCAACCGCCGCAGCCGCCACCGCCCAACCCGAAGGACGTGGCCGCGGCCGAGAGGGACGCCGCGGGTGCCCGCAAGGCCAACGCCGATGCCGATCAAACCGAACTGGAGACGCAGATCACCGCGTACCGATTCGGCGAGGTAGTGGGCGCTGGTCCACCGCAAATACAACCGAATGTCCAAGACCAAGCCCCGGAAGGGGCTTCTTTTATGGGCAACGGGCAGTACCCGCCGCAGTAGCGGCACCGCACCGGACGGCATTCCGGGCTACACGATCCGAGGATCGCAATGACTGACCAGACCCAAGCTGCGGCGCCTGCCGCGGAGGCGGCAACGCCTGTCGAGATGAAAAGCAAGGCCGTGCCGAGCGTTGTGCCGGCCGAGCCCAAGGAAGCACCGGCAACGGCTGCGCAGGACGTGCAGCCCGTTGCCACCGCAACCGAGAGCGAGGACGACGACGTAGAGGCGGAACACCCCGAGGACGCGGCGACTTCGGACCGGGACGGTGCACCGGGCAAGCCCAAGAACAAGGGCGTTGGCAAGCGCATCAACGAGTTGACGAAGGAAAAGCACGACGCACTCCGCGAGCGGGACTACTGGCGAGAGCAGGCGATTTCTGCCCAGAGGGGTAGTTCGACTGATGTGCCGGACGTACCGCAAGCGCAGGCGGCAGAGCCAGAGGGGCGCCCCAGGCTGGAGGACTTCAACTTCGATGTTGGAGCCCATGCAGAGGCTGTTGCGGAGTGGAAATTCCGCCAGCTTGAAGTGGAGCGCGATACCCATGCGCAGGTAAATGCGCGCCTGACCACATTGCGTGAGAAGGAGTCGGCCTTTGAGGCCGAACACCCCAATTACCGCGATGTGGTCTACGCGCCGAACTTGCCGATCACGCAAGGCATGGCGGAGGCAATGCTGGGGACGGACAACGCCCCGGCGGTTGCGTATCACCTTGCCACGCACCTGGACGAAGCCGCCGCCATCGCTGCGCTTTCGCCGATCCAGCAGGCCATTGCCATAGGCCGGATCGACGCACGGCTCTCAGCGCCTCCTGCGCTCGCTGCCCCTTCGGCACCTCTTCCCAAGAAGACGACCAATGCCCCGCCGCCGCCAAAGACGGTCTCTGGCGCTGGTCAGCCGACTGTGACGGTTGATGACCCGAACATTTCGTCTGCACAGCGCATTGCCCTTTGGCGGCAGCAGCGGGCCAACCGCTAATCCAAAGGAATCACTCCAATGCCTAACGCATTTATCACTACCGACAAGGTGGCCGACTACGCGCTGATGAAGTTCAGCGAAAACGTCACCTTCCTCAAGGGCGTGAACCGGGAATACGACGACAGCTTTGGCCGCAAGGAGGCCAAGATCGGCGATACCCTGCGCGTTCCCGTCCCGCAGCACGGCTTGGTCCGCAAGGGCCGCATTGCCGATCCCAACCCGCTCCAGACCATCGTCCGCCCGGTGTCCGTGTTCGGCCAGCGAGGCATCGATGTGGTGTTCAACAGTGCCGAGATGGCGCTGGACATCGAGGAACTGGGCCGCCGTTACATCGACCAGCAGATCGCCGACCTCGTGGTCAGCATCGAGGCCGAGGTGTTGACGATGGCGATCCAGGCCACTCCGAACCAGACCGGCCCGGTCACGACCGACTTCACCAGTGCCAATGCCCTGTACTACGCCAACCTGGCTCGCAAGATCCAGGAGGACAACGGCGCGTTCAAGGGCACCAAGGAGATGCTGCTGTCCACCCCGGCCAACCTGCGGTTTGTCGATTCGCTCAAGGGCCTGTTCAACGCCCAGAAGCAGATCGCCGTGCAGTACGAGGAAGGCTACATGGGCCGTGCGGCCGGTTATGACTGGAACAGTTCCACGGTCATGCCCAAGCAGCTTCGCGGTACCGCCAATGGCGCGTACACGGTCACGGCGGGCCAGACCGGCTCGACCATCACCGTGGCGGCCGGTGCCGGCACCATCCTCAAGGGCGAGATCGTCACGTTCGCCGGTGTCAATGCGGTCCATCCGCAGACCAAGCAGGATCTGGGCTATCTGCGCCAGTTCGTAGTCACGGCCGATTACTCGGGCGGTGCGGGCAACATCAGCATCTTCCCGGCGTTGACCGCGACTGGATCGGAGCAGAACGTCACCAACCCGACCACCTCGGGCGGCGTGACCATTCCGGGCACGTCGGGCATCGCGCAGGATATCTCGCTGGCGTTCGTAAAGGATGCCTTCACCTTCGGCACCGTGGACCTGCCCGAGTACCCGGATCGTCCGTGCAGCCGTCGCGTGTTTGACGGCATTTCGATGCGCGTGGCGCAGGGTTCGGACATCATCAACGACCAGTTCATCATGCGCTTCGACATCATGTGCGCGTTTGGTGCCCTGCGTCCGGAGTTCGCCTGCCGCCTCGCTTCGCTCGGCTCGCTGAGCGCCCCGACCTAAAAGGAGAAATGACCCATGGCAACCCAACGTTCCACTGACAACATCGACGTTCCCAACCGCAGCAATACCGCATGGGCGACGTATCCGAGCGGCTACAACGGCGCCGGCTACAACCAGGCGTTCATTGCCGGTGCCACGGTCAATCCGTACCGCATCGTCAAGTTCAGCGCCAGCGGCGTGGTGATCCAGGGTGCGGCTGCGGCCGACGCCACCATCGGCATCAACCAGTCCCCGCAGGCAGCCAACGCCACTGAGCAGACGATGATCGCATTGTCGGGTCCGGGCCAGGTTGAGCTGGGCGGCAACGTGGCTCGTGGCGACCTGTTGACCACGGACACCGTGGGCAGGGCCGTTGTGTCGCTGGCCGCCCCGTCTGACCGCGTGATTGGCGTGGCGCTGGAATCCGGCTCGTCCGGTGCCTTCGTGCCGGTGCTGATCAGCCAGTCCAAGAACGGCGGCGTGACCTAAGTAGCACTCCCGGGGCCGGTTCGCCGGCCCCGGTTCACGTTAACGAAGCCCCGGCACGTCCGGGGCTTCTTCATTTTCGGAGTCGGCGATGACCCTTGTGGCGGATTTCGTCAAGGACGCTCTGTTGCTGATCCAGGCCACCGATGCCCGCCAGCCGGTCAAGGCGGTTGACATGACTTCCGGCATCCGCGCTCTGAATCGCCTTGTGCGACGGCTTGAGGCCAACGGGACGGCGCTTGGCTGGTCGGACGTGGCAAACCCATCGGACGCGCTCCCACTTCCGCCCGAGGCCGAAGCAGCGGTTCTGTACGCCTTGGCGATTGATCTAGCGCCGAGCTACGGGACTACGCCTATGCCAGAGGTAGTAGGCCGGGCCAACGACTACATGAACGACCTGAGGCGTGACCAGATGGTCGCCACGCCGATACAGCCGATTCTCGATGCCCCGCTCCCGGAGCGGTTCGGGTGGGGTGGATTTCGGAATGGGTGGGATGGCTGATGCGCAACGTTTCGATCCCATTGGTGGCGGGGTTCTATCAGGACCAGTCCCGCCCGTGGTCCCAGCAGGACGTGTGGAACTACATGCCCTGCAAGGCCGAGCGTGGAGGCACCCGCTCTCCGCTGATGCTCAAGACGCCGCCAGGGTTGTACCCGTGGCTTGAGATTCATGAGGAAACCGAAGGCGGCGATGTGCAGGTCGCCCCCCCTGTTCGTGGCATCCACGACGTTGAGGGGCGACTGTTCGCGGTTGCTGGAAGCGATTTGTATCGGATTGCGCAGAACACCGTGGAGGCGTCCCTGATCGGAGCAATCCCAGGCAATGGGCGCATCCAGATGGATCACAACCAGGTTCCTGGCGGGAACCAGTTGATGGTGACCAATGGGTCCGCTGGGTACGTGTTCGACACGGTGGAAGGGACGCTGACCAAGATCACCGATCCGGGATTCCCCGGGTCGGCGCTTGTCAAGTTCATGGATGGCTACATGATCGGCATCGACCCGGCAGGGCGGTTCGCGTTCAACAGCGCACCGGCCGATGCGATGAGCTACAACACGCTGGACCGCTGGACCTCCGAGTACAAGCCCGACCGGCTGGTGTCCATGGGCCGCGTCGGAGGCGACCTGCTGCTGCTGTCGGCGACTTCGGGAGAGTTCTACTCAAACACGGGTGAAGATCCCCAGCCGTTCCGGTCCAAGCGCATCTTCCTGGACCGCGGTTGCGCTGGTCCGTTCACAGTGGCCGAGGCCGACAGCACGGTGTTCTGGCTCGGGTCTGATGGATTCTTTTACCAGCTAGAAGGCTACGGAGCCAGGCGCATATCGACCCGGCCGGTGGAGCAGGCGATCCGTGGGCAGGATTGGTGGAACGCCTTTGCATCCGTGTGGGAGTCCGAGGGCCACACCTGTATTTGCTGGACATTCCTCAACGGGCACACCTGGATTTGGGATTGCTCGGAGCAGGAATGGCACCGCCGGGAATCGTATGGGCTGAACCGATGGCGGGTGAACTGCACGACCAAGAGCAATCGCCAGTGGTATGCCGGCGACTTCCAGCGCGGCCAAATCTGGCGCATCGAC